GCCATCCAAGCTGCAAGGTGCCAATGGCCCCTCACGTGGCAATTATTGGATATTTCTACCCAAGCTGAGAGCCCTTTCTCGGAGCGCGGAGCCTCGTGCGAAATGTATGCTGGCGTGACATCGAAGCCACGGTAAGCATCCATCCCACAGCTCTCTCGGAAGAATCCACTCACGTGGGTCTTCTTTGAGTTTATCCTTAGACCGAGATGGTCCAGGAGCAGGCTCATAAGTGGTACTACATCTCCGGGGACAATCATGTCGTCTCCGAAGATCCTGATCTTACGTGCGTCCCTCTTTAGTCTCTGTGTAGAAAGAGACCAGAACCTCTTGTCGAGGTTCCTCTGTACAAGATATGCAGCGAGAGCTACATTCGCGTACAGTAAGGTCTGCACGGGGAACGTCGTGGCGTTGCCTTGAGGGGCAAACTTCCGGATCTCCTGGGTACCCTTCAGCACATGCTTGTCGTAGACACAGTTGCTACGCAAGGTGAGAAGGAGTCTCAAGAGATCCTGCCTTCCATGAAAGAGTGATTCGACCGCCCAAAGGGACATCCGGTCGGATGCCGAACTAAGGTCAATCGTTGCACTCTCACCATCTTCTGAAGCTTTTCTAGCTGCTTCACGGGATGGCTCCTGATCACGAAAGGCGACCATTACGCTGTGGATCGGGTGTAAGTTCGCCCGTAACCACTTGAGCAATGCCTGTTGCAGGTATTGCCCAACCACCGGTTCTGACGCAATGAGTCGGGGCTTCTCGATCGTCTTAGCCACTGCGATTAAGTTTGCAGCCGGCTTATACTTTCGATTGACCCGACCTGACCGCAAACCAGCGGCCACATCATATACCCATGTCCTATAGTTAACCGAGCAAAAGTAAGACTCGGGGAAGGACTCCTGCACGACTGCAGGATATGAAGGGAAGGTGTACTTATCCTTCTCCTCGTAGGGTAGGTCAGAAACGGCACCAGGACCATGTCCGGGTATTAGCTCTTCGACTTTTAGGAGTCCATTAGGCGCGAGCCTTCTGGAAACCTTATCCAAACAGACTACAAGCCGCTTCAGCACAGGCAGATCGCCCGGCTTTAGTGACTCTGAGAATGGACCACTGCGTGGTTCAAACATCAAGTCTGTGTCGATAGAGCGCGACGTCCGCATTTGGGCTTCGATATCCCAAAACTCGCGAACGGCGTCGACCACGACCTCTTCGGGGCACGTAGCTATGAACCTCTTACGGTGTAAGAGAAGCTGCCGTGCCATGAGGACTTTTGTTGGGTCGAGTACCCATTCACTAGTAGTAGCCGTGGAAACAAAGTTGCCCGACTCCCAGAAGAGGGAGTCAAGAACCGGGATCACTCCCGACTCAAGGTCAACTTCAGATCCATCGAGCACCAACGGAGGCCATTGTTTCAGAGATGATGGCTCCGTAGAAAGGAGCTTGTCAAACCACTTCCCGATCTTTGGGAGTTGGACCACTGCGAAGATATGGAAGTCTTCCACAGTGTACTTGCTACCCTCCGAACCGCACGATGCGGAGCGGAACTCGTCCTCCAGGTTGGAGGCAGCAACAGGGTCTGCACTCGCCACGTCTCGGCACATAGCCAAGAGCGCACCGAGTGCTTCCCCATTCAGGTTCTTTGACTTCATAGAAGGATTCCTTCTGTGTTGCCTTAGAACCCTTTCACTCAGGCACGAGTGCCTGTCCAGTGAA